TCATAATTTCTCTAAGCTCTTCTTCTTGTTGCTTTAAAGTTTCTAAAGCCATAAAAGCTTGCATGTCTGATTTATTTCCACCTTTATTAGCTTGTTTAGCTATAGAACTTTTAGAATCAAAGTATGTAGTTGCTTGTTGTGCTACACTTGCTAGTTCTTGACCGTTGGCTATAGTTTTTTTAATAATTGCAAAGGCGGCATTAGCTGCGGCTAGTTCTGCAAGCATATAGTTCCCCTTACTAAATTATAAATTATATCTAGCATAAGCTTTAACAGGCCCATACTCTAAAGTGTTTTTGTTAAAAACAAAACCCCAGCACCATACAACGTCACAGTCTGTGTGGGTCGTTGGTGGTAGTGGATACGACAGTCCTTTATCAGCGCAGAACTGTCTTTAATTATAATGGTTGTCATTCTGAATCTCCATTATTTTGATTTTCTAACTCATACATATATTGCATAGATGCGTACATGTTCTCTGCTTCTGTTTTTATATAGTTTTGTATTTCTTCTTCTGAAACATCTGTTATAACAATTTCAAAATAAGAATCCGAATAATTAAAAGCCGCACGAATGTTGCCTTCTTCTTCTATTACTGTGTAGTCAATCATTGGAAAGTTACCGTTTTAGTTTGCCCTACCATTGAGCTTGTGTAAAAAGCAGGTGGATTAGTTTTCTGCCATGTTGTTGTATTAAAGAAACTATTGGTTGCATATGACATACTAGAACGTGTAAGTGTCGTTCCTGTTCCTGTATTTAAAGAAGTCCATCCACTATTGCTATGACTCCCTGCAATATTTAAATGCGCTTTTGTGTCCGAACTATAAGTATAAGTTGATTGCCAGTAAAGACCTCTATAATAGGCACCTGATTTAAAGTTACATGTGCCATCAGACATTGAACCTGTTGACCAAGTACCTGCACTACTTGCAGAATGTTGACCGCTTTGCGTTGCGCCTATATATGTTCCTGTGTATGTTGCGTTAGGAGTAATTGTACCTACAACTAAAGATTGAGTATCTATTGAATTTGAAGCACCATACCATTCACCAAAGTTCATTGCTGCGCCACTAGACTTATTTATAAGACCACGTATGTCTGCATCATTAAGAGTACAGGCAGTACCAGAATTACCACCAGCCTCAGTGTGCATTTGGTTTATGCTAATCATACCTGAAGTGGGAATATCAGACATTACTTAACTCCTTTTAGTTCTTCAACCTCTGCTTTGAGTTCTTTAACTGCTTGAACTAAAAGGCCAACAACTTGATTATATTCAACAGTTTTAAAAGTATCTTCACTATTTAAATCTTTAGTTTCACTAACAGCACTAGGTAAAACTTTTTCTAAATCTTGAGCAATAACTCCTGCTCCTTCTTTATTATTGTGTTTCCAATCCCATGTGCAGCCTGTAATAGCATCTAGTTTTTCTAAAGCATTTGGTATAGTTTCAACATTATCTTTTAATTTAATATCAGAGCCTGTAGATGTTGAATAAGCAAAAATATTACCATCAGCATGAAAGTCTCCGTTGTCATTAAAGAAAAACTCAGCAGTTGTTCCATTTCTAATATACCAATCTCCTGTATTTAAATCTGTATACAGGTGTGAGCCATTGTGGAAAAACTCTGCATCATCGCCCGAACCAAAGCGTAGAACATCATTATCTGCAAGATCAATAGCAGTACGAACATTAAGTGTTCCAGCAATTGTAACATCAGTGTTATTAACTTCTAAACGCTCTGCTCCACCAGTAACTACACGCCACTGGTCAGCAGCGTGGAACTGCATGTAAGTATCAGTGTCGCCAGCATGGAAAATTTGATCGCCTACAGTCATATCGCCACTGGCTGTTACATTAGTAAAAGAAGGTGAAGCATCTACGTTTATAGTGACAGCACCGCTAGTACCTCCACCATTGAGATTTGTTCCTGCCGTAACGCCTGTAATATCACCTACGTTAGCTGTAGCTCCAGTAGCGATTCCATTTAACTTAGTATGATCCGCATCTGTAAAATTATTTTGAGTTAGACCACCATCTCCAACGCTGTACGTTGTGTTAGTATCTGTCCAAGGAACATTAACAACAGCTTGATTCGCACTATTTAGTTGGATGCCGTAAGTTCTGCTTGCAGTAGTAGTCACACTATTTGCCGCGACAGATTGATCTGTGTTGTTAAATAATTCTATACCGCCTCTAACGGTGTTAGTAGCCAAAGGCAAAGTATAATTATTAGCACTTGTAGCTATGCCATTTAACTTAGTATGATCAGCAGACGTAAAGTTGATTTGTGATAGACCACCATCCCCAACGCTGTATGTTGTGTTAGTATCTGTCCAAGGAACATTAACAACAGCTTGGTTTGCGCTGTTTAATTGAATGCCGTAAGTTCTTGAAGCAGTAGTAGTTACTGCATTAGCGGCTACGGACTGATCTGTATTACTAAATAATTCAATGCCTCCTAAAGCTGAATTAGTTGCTACTGGAAGAGAATAATTAGAATTATTATCAACATAAGCTTTAGTAGCAGCATCTTGAGCCGCTGTAGGGTTTCCCATGCCTGTAATTTTAGAAGTTCCCATAGCTATTGCACCAGTCATCGTGCCTCCAGCTTTAGGAAGTTTAGCAGCTATACTATTTGTTACAGTTGTAGAAAAGTTAGCATCGTCACCTAAAGCAGCGGCTAACTCGTTTAAAGTATTCAAAGCTGCGGGAGCAGAGTCAACGACCCCCGCTACTTCTGTATCAACATAAGCTTTTGTAGCTACATCTTGGTTGGCTGTAGGATTTCCTGCTCCAGTAATTTTTGAAGTTCCCATAGCAATCGCGCCAGTCATAGTTCCACCAGCTTTAGGAAGTGCTGCATTTGCAGTATTTGTAGTCGTAGTTAGTACACCATCTCTTGTTGCAATATCAACACCGTCAAAAGTGCTGTTAGTTGTTATCGCTCCGGTCATTGCACCGCCAGACTTAGGCAAAGCGTTTGTAGCCAAAGTTCCTTGAGCAGCCGTAGCATAATCAGAAGAGTCAAAAGCTTTAACTTGTGCTAGGTTAGTAACTTCACTATCCATCAAAGCTCCTGCGGCTGTGACGTTAGCTGTGTCCGTTACGTCTGCGGAGGCTTCAACAGCATTTAACTTACTGTGGTCAGCGTCTGTAAATACATTAGAATCTGTTGCGGCTTCAACGGCTGTACGAATCTCTGCATTTGATTGGTCTGCGGTTGCGGAGGCTTCTATGCCATCTAGCTTTGTACCATCTGTAGCTACATCACGGCCATCAACTGTGCCGCCTACTACAATATTACTTGCAACAGTAAGTGTAGAGGCCATGTCCACAGCACCATCAATGTCCACAACATCTAAGTTAGTTGTTCCATCTACATCTAGATCGCCATTAAAGTCTACATTACCTGCTACTGCAAGCGTTGTAGCCATGTCCACAGCGCCATCAATGTCAACAACGTCAAGATTTGTTGTTCCATCAACATCAATGTTTCCAGAGATGTCTAAGCTTGCGGCAATAATTTCGCCACTTGCATTGATTGCACCATTAATATCTATAGTTGTGGCGGCTATTTGAATCTCAGTGTCTGCAACAATGTCTAATTGTCCGTCAGCACTAGAGTTAATATAAATAGCTGAATCACGGAACTGTACTTTATCGTCAGTCGATACAGAAATGTCTGTACCCGCAGTAGTGTTGCTGAGTGCTAAGACTTCGCCAAAAGTATCTACAGTATCTTGCTGTGCGTCTACGTAGGCTTTAATGCTTTGTTGAGTTGCAAGAGCTGTAGCACTGTTGCCTGACATATCGTCTTGATCTAAAATGTCTGTGACTGTGACTGATCCTGTGCCTGATAGACCGTCAAACTCTACAATGCCGTCAACATCTACGTTGCCTGTTACAGTTATGTTTCCACCAACTGTAAGGTTGCCAGTAGCTGTAAGGCTGTCGATGTATGCGTTCTTGAAACGCAAAGCATTTGTACCAAGGTCTACGTCACTGTCGGTTACTGGATATACTACACCGTCTTCAATGCGTACTTGCTCAACTGCACTGCCACCTACTTCTACAAAGACGCTCCATCGGTTGTTAGAACTATCAACAACTATCTTGTTTAAAAAATCTTGGTCGCCAATGATTTCAATGTTACCGCCTTCTCCTGCTCCACCATCGTGTTGGTGTCCTGTGGTTCCAGAAGTAGTATAAGAAAACGCACTAACTAATTTATTATACTCATCATTAAACAATGAAGCGGTGATGGTGTCTCCATCTGTAAGTGTACTTTGTCTTGTATAGCTTGTACCTGCCATTGGTTATCTCCTACCTGCTGGAACGTAATTAATATATATACCGTTAATTGAATAAGGGGCTTTTGTGTCGTTACTACTAATTCTAAAACTTACAGAGTGTCCACTTCCTTCTACTGCCTGTCTAATCATTGGATCATTGCTTGCTCCAAAAACAGCACCTCCAAAAGACGCTGATCCGAAAATAGCAGGTAAAGGTATAGAAGCTAGTTGATAATCTGCTGGTTGTGGTATGTCAGTGCTTTCATAATCATATCTTAATCGTAATGAAGGGTTAACTTCTCCTTCAGGAGAAATAGATATTTTTGCATAGTGAATTGTTTTTCTAGTTCCTACGTCACCAAAATCAAAATTAGGAGTAATGTACTGTGCGTCTATGTTTAAAGCTGTTCCCTGACTTAAAAAAGAAGTACCGATATCGTGATTATAAATATAACCTTTATTATCTCCATGATACTCTTTTTCAACTCCGCTAGAATTAAATCCTGTAGTAAAACCTGTTGCTTGTATTCCTAAAGTTTCAGACCACTCAAAACCGTTAGCAGTTAAAGTACCTATAATTCCTTTTGATCCTTCTGTTGTTGCATTAGCAGTGCTATAAAATAATCTATATTGAGATTTATTTCTAAGAACAGCACTAGAAATTGTAAGTTCATCTATTGTAGCCGCAATATTTGAAATACGTTCTTGTATTTGTCTGCTTACTGATCCTAATTCAACGTCACCAATACGTACTGTACCCGCAACAGAACGTATACCGTCTTGCGATAAAAATACTAAGTCACCGCCTATTTCTTGAATGCTGTGGCTAGATACACAGCCTACGTTTTGCGCTATTGGAGTAATGCTAACACTATTATGATCTTCAACATTTGATAGTTTGTGTAAACTGTTTTGACAAAAAATAATTATATCGTCACGAAAACTTTTTAAGCCTACTATTTTATCATCAATTACTACAGCATGACCGCCAGTAAAACTTGTGGGGTCGTTTAAAGCAGAGTAATAAATAGTGTTAGGATTAGCTGAAGAACCACCAACTACAAAAACTGTTTTATGATATTCGCCTACAGTTGGGCCTTCAGTTGAATTTACAGTTATTTCTTCAGCAAAAAAAGTACGAGTTTCTAAACCTCCAGTACCTGTCATGTGGAAAAAATATGGTTTATTAACACCGTCTGTAATAATAACTTTTCCGTAATCTGTGTTGCCTTCAAAAGATGTAAAAGTTATTTGTCCTTGATTAGTTCTTGTTAAAGCAGATCTGCCATTAAAAGTGCTGTAGTTATCTCCGCTATTACTGACGCTTGCTTTGTTTATTTGCAACCAACTATTACCAGTAGTGCTAAAATAAATGTTTGTTCCAGAACATATAATTAAGCCGTCTGCATATACATGCAAGCCTAAAATTTTATTTGCCGCATTTGGACGCGCAGAACCATAAGCTGTGTAGCCATTTATTCTACGGTAGCCCCCGTCAGGATCTACTTCAAAGTTTTGTAACTTTGTAGCAAGTCCCGGCTGTGAAAGCATTTCAAGCTGATTAAGATTAGTGTTTAATCCACCTTTGCATGAAATACCAAAAGGTTGTGAAGCTGCCATATTATACGAATCTCATTCGATCATCTTTAAAATACGCAGGAGTAGGCTCTAATAAATTAGACCTCATGCTACGTAAGCCTTTTTTGTAATCGTCTAATGCAAACGCTGCTGCTTGTGGGTTATCTTTAAATTGATGTATGTAATATCTAGCTCTTGATAATAAAACAGAACTATATACTTCAGGAAAAACTAAAGTGTCTGTAGCACTTGATAGTTTTGTAGGAAGGCTCCACGCAAAAAACCAAATACGATAAACTTTATCTGGTATTGGACTTAATCCAAATTTTCTAGCATCTGGGCTTCTAGTAACAGCGTTAGGAACGCCATAGTTTTGAGTGTCTGCATCATCTAAATTTTCAGAAACTCTCCGAAAATCTTTAAATTCTTCTGTGGTAATATAACGTAAATTACGCCCTTCAAAGGGAGCAGATTCACCGCTAACACCTACAGTTGTGAGATAAAAGTTATCCCAGTCTATTGAACCATAATCAGTAGTGATAGAATCACTTGTAGATTTTAATTCATAATATCTTTGTCCAGCTACTGTTTCTACATATACATTTCCGTACATGGGATCTACATCACCACTTTCAGTAACTGCTAAATAAGGCCATTGTGGTTCTTCATTAATTATATCAAAGTATGCACGATTTACAGAATCTTTAACGTGTTGTTGAACGCCAATAGAAGCAGCAAAATTTCCTGCTGTTAAAGGAACTTCGTTTAGTTCGCGGAGAAGTTCGTTTGTTAAGTCTAAATAACTTGTTGACATAATTACTGTGCCTTTGATTTAGTTTTAGGGGTTTCTTTATTTCCCCATATTGCGTCCCAGTTGTTTTCATATTTCTTTTTATTATCGGGCTTGTACCAACTTCCTGTATCGCCTAAAATCTTTCCAGTTTTTTTGCCTTTAATCATTATAGGCTTTGCATTACTTCCAACTTGAGGCATTTATTTCTCCTTAAAAAGTGCGGGGGCTTTTACACCCCCGACTTTAATTTACAGCTTAGTCTATACCGTAGAATGCAGATACTAGAGCTTCAGGTCGTAGAACCTCTGCTCCAAATACATGCAGACCACGACAGATGTCACCAAAGCTATCTGGATCACGAATGACCTCAGTGCTAGTGATAGTCTGTGCAGTTGCAGTAGAACTAACGTGACCAGCAAGGATCTTGCCCGCAGCGTTAGAAGTAGCTGCAATGTTGTTAGACTTATACATGTCAAAGCCACGTAGCTTGCCTGAAGAAACCAGACCGTTACGGATAGAGCCTTGACCAGCGTTAAAGTCTACAGACATCAACTTAGAGCTTGCTTGTGAAAGCTGCTCGTAGAAGCTAGGTGGTGCTAGGAACCAACGACCTTCTTCTGGCACGTTTTGCTCGTCAAGTAGACGGGCCATGTGAGCCATAACATCCAAAGGATCGTGTTCGCCAGAAGCTTGACCAATGTCCAAGTTACCAGTACCATCAAAAGTACCGCCAGCTAGGTCAGTTGCGTTGTCAGAACCAAGGATATGGTTAGGAGTAGCAGCCGATACACCAGCAAACATCTCAGAAATTACAGCAGAATCGAAAGCATCACGCAGAGCGTAAGCAGCCGATGAAGATGCAACTTCTTTGAAGTTTACATGAGACATAGAAGTTTCGATGTCATCAACGATAAACTTGAAAGCGTTAGCGTTGTCAACAACCAAATTAACTTCTTGGTCAGTTAGCTTAGTAGCTGTAGTGTCGCTGCCACGGGTGTAAGCAGAAACAGAAATTACAGGCTCTTTGATGATCTTTACAGAGTCACCGAAAGCAGTAATTTCACCAGCATAGTCAGTGTTAGTGATTGCTTCACATACAGAAGCTTTACGGAAGAAGTTTAGAACCTTCTTTGAGTAAACTGCTGGAAGGAAGTACGAGTTAGTTTGACCTGCGACACTGTTTGCAAAGTTAGCATTAGTATCCGTTGAGGGTTCAAAATATTGAGCCATGTTATATTCTCCTAAAAAGACATTAAATTATTATGGGATTACTCTGCCTTCCATAATGGCTTGATCAATTTCACTTTCATATTTGTCAAATTGAGCCATCGAAAGTTTAGAGATTTCCCGTTGAGTCCACACCTTCGGTTGTTTTGCATCTACTGCATTTGTTTTAGTAGAAACAAAATCAGCCGCTGATGAAGTAGGTTGCGACTTTTTGTTCTTAGCAGACTTAGTAGAACTGAGTCCTGTCTCCAACTTATAAAGATCAATTGCTTTAATGGCTAAAGGTACATTATCTGGGTTGTTATAGATCCAGCCTTGAATTTGTTCTGGCTGTTCTTTGGCCCAGTTGTGAAAACGATCATCACCTCTTATATCGTCAAAATCGGGATGCCTCTCATGTAGGGCTGTTTCAGCTTCTCTACGTGTTATGGCAGCTTCTCTTTCTTCGATAACAGAAAGCTTTGATTTTATCTGCTCTAGTTGTTGTTCACTTTGTAGGTGAGCAACACTTTCAACAGTTTCATATAGATCAGGATATTGGCTTTTAAATTCTTCAAGATCTTCAAGTGACTTAGGCGGTGCGTAAGCAGGTTGTTGCTCCATAGCCGCTGCTTGTAACTCTAGTTCTCGTTGTTTAAAATCTGAAATCCTTTGATCATAATGCTTTTTTAAATCATCATAGCGTTTTTTATAGTTAGTTCTTTTTGCTGATGTTTCTTCAACTTCTTCAGGGGCCGCATTGCGGGTAGCCTGTGTTTCAGATCTATCATCATAAAACAGCCCATCTGCACTTCCTCTACTTGGAGCATCTGGTACATGCCACTCCTTTCGTGAATTGTACGGATTAGGTGCTTGTTCTTCAGTTATACTTTCAATTGCTTCGGACATAATCGTCACACTCCTTTTGGGGCTTGCTAGTCTTTCAAGGTGGCTTCATTGTTCGCGTTTACAACAAAGGGTCTTGATACTTCAAGGTGGCCTCTAGGTTTTAAAAATGATAAGGGGTCTAAAATAGAGTGGCCTTATCGTGGGGTTACACTTGGCATACGGTTAGAATTAATCATTTGTCGCTTAATTTCTTCTTCCGTAAGTTCATCCTCAGTTATCCTATTAGTCATTTTACCGCTTCCCATAGGATTATAAGCAATACCACCAAATGCTTTTTTCATTAAACCACCGTCATAAGCACGTTCAGCATCGTCCATCATAGTTTGTAGCTGTTCCGCGCCTAGTTGATCAGTAGCCTTTCTGGTGAAAACAAATTCACCATCCGATAACCTTGCGGGTATCGAATCTGATACTCCAGTTCCGGGGCCGTCTACTTCCCCTTCACCTGAGAATTCTCCTGCAACATCCATAACTTGATCAAAGATGCTGCTTAGACGTTCGTCTTGTTCTAGAACGTCCATTAAATAATCTTGATCGTCTTCTTCTAAAGACTCGTCAAGTATAAATTGCAAATAGTTATTTTCCATTTCAGCGTCAGGAAGCTGTGACTTTTCAGCCGCTTCTTTTTCTTCTTCTGGAATATTGTCATAAGTATCTTGTAGTTCTGGGGGCAGTAACATTGAACCGCCTTCAGACATCATTCTTAAAGACATATCCGCAGGAGCTAAAGCAGCTTCCATTTCATTGATACTAGGTGCTTCTGCTTTTTGTATTGTTTTTATTTTTTCTTTAAGAAATTTAAATATTCCACCAAAAGCTTTAGCTTCTCTTCCTTTAGCTACATCTGTAGTATATTCTTGACCGTCAAACATGAAAGTATTTTCTCCTGCATTGTGAGCTTCGCTAAATGCACTTTCAAACTTTTCACGTTTGCTTTCAGTTAAACTTTCATATACATCTTTAACTGCTTCTGGGCCTTCTAGTAACAACATTGTTACACCTGCTGTACCCGCAGTATTTTTAGCCATATCACTACGATAAGTTTTTTGTTTCCTTACTAAAGGTTTTGTAGCTTCTTGACTTTCAGTTGCATTATCTTTAAGACTTGCAATAATTGAATCTAAATCAGTTTTACCACCACCACCTGTAGCATAGTTTTCAAAAAAACGTAAACTCTTTTCGTCTTCTTTGTTTTCTTTAGTTAGCTTTGTAATTAAATTAGGATATGTTTCTTTTGTTTCAACTACAGCAGTATCTATTTGTTTGCGTGTTGGCTTCTTGCCTTTCTTAACATTCTTACGCAACATGCCTATAATCATTTCTCCAACTCTACCGCCCTTGCTATATTCTTCACGCTCTGGTGGTACTAACATAGAACCGCCTTCAGCTTTAACTACTCTAGGGCCAGTAGATTCTAAACGATCTAAGGCAGGGCCATATAAATCTACATCTGATTCATTTACATTTTCTCTAAACTCTTTAAGACCTTTAGCATCTAATGTATTTAAATATTGAGAAACTTCTGAAGCACCTGTAAATAGTTCTAAGCTATTCGCTGCTTCTTTAGGTGTCATAGAAGTCATCATACCCTCTTGAGACTCAGCTATTTCAACACCGTAATCATCTCCTAACATTTTTAAACGCTCTTTTTCAGGGAGAGCATCCATAAGATCTATATATTCATCATCACTTAAAGTATCTAAATACTGAGGATTGTCAGCCATACGTTCTTCTAAAGCTTCGCGTATACGTTCAGAATCTACTTTATTCTTTTTTGTCGTTGATGCTTTAGCACCTGCTTCAGCAACTTCTTTATCAGAAAGTTTTGATAACAAACTTAAAACTTTCTTAGCTGACTTTTTAGGTATCTTCATGGGTTAATCCTCAATTCTTTGTTTAGCTTCTGTTACTTGTTCTTTAAGATTTATTAAGTTAGCCAGAGAACTCACTTTCCCCTGCTTGCGGAACACTTCCAGTTCCGATGTTGCCACCGCCAGTCCCTGTAGCTCCAACATCTTGAGGTTGTTGAGGTGTTCCTTGAGGGCTTCCCATAGCTCCTGATTGGTCACTAGGGGGGACAGCCTCGCTGCCATTTCCTTGTCCAGCATTTTGTACTCCTATAATTTGAGCCATAATAGCTGCTTCTTCAGGATCATTTAGAATTTCATCAGGGTCTAGATCAAGACTGTATGCAAGCTCACTAATGATCTTAGAGATCTTAACAAACGGTGCAATAGCAGGATTTTGTGCAGTTTGTAAGAACATTGTCAATCGTTGACTACGTACTTCTTTCTGCATCAAGCTATTTGTACCCATAGCTTTAATTTCTAAATCGCCTTCTATTTCTAACTGACCATCAAAAAACTGCATGTTCCATTGGTAGTATGCTTGACCTAAAGGCTTTAATAAAAAATCATCTAGGTTTTTAACAACAGTTTTAATATTAAGTGACGCAGCACCCAGCAACATAGACATACCAGAAGCGGTACGGGTCATAGACTGAACGCCTGTTTGACCATGTGAATAACTAGGTATTCCGGTTTGCTCGTCAGCAAGCTGTCTAAATTTATCAAACATCATCATGTTTTCTTGAGAAGTGTTTGGAAACTTAACTCCATGAATAGCTTGCCCCGGCATTCCTGCTTGTCTACGGAAGACTTTTCCGGGATATATTTCCATTGACTGCCCACCAACTAAAGCAGACTCGTCTACGTCAAAAACTAAAGAACCACTCAAAGCAAGATTGTCAATTGCCATACGTGCGTGGCCGTTCATTATCTGTTGCGAGTCGTCCATATTTTCGGCAACACCAATGCCAAAAAAGCTATAAGGATTACGCTCGTAACTAAAGGCATTATAGGGCAGTCGATATGGAGTAAATGGATTAACCACTGTGCGGAGAAGCTTGCCATTACAAATCCAAGCATTAATTTGTACTTCATCTAAATCATCAACATCTTCATCAAGCTCCATACCCGCTTCACGCGCATACTCTGCGTCCATGATTCCCCAGTATTCTAAAACTTCAAACTGTCCTGAACCATATTCTTCTGTACGCGCATCGTCTTTTAACTCATGCTCATAATCTTGTTCAACATAATTAGGCCCAAGCATTAACGCATCACGTATAGCATCTTTATCAAAATAAGGTAGCTTTGATAATGCTCTTAACTGAGAACGATTGAGCTTATGACGGTGGAAAGTGTATTCACACTCATCAATTGTGGTTGCGCTAGGGTCGGGGAAAAAGTCCCAAATACTAACAAATTCAATACGTGGTACACGCACACTAAGAGGGTCATAGTTACGAGTACCCGTTGCTTCATCCTTTCTCCACCTTCCAATAGTTTTGTTGTGGTTAAACGGGCCTTTGATAATACCAGTACCAAATAAAGCTGCTTCAAAAATAGCGTTTCGTAATTCAGAAGATCCGTTTGATTCTTCTATTTGATCGTGAATTAACTTCTGCATTTTTCTAGCAGCTTCTTTAGCTGGAGAAACTTCTAATACATTAGGATCAGGAGAAGGGCCATCTGTTAAAGCAATTTCACCATTTTCTTCTGCTTCATTTAGAAGTCTTTCAAAACGAGATTCACCTTGTCCAAAAGTTGCTCCAGCTTTTAAAACTTTACCATCCCCTTCATAACCAACATCAAAAGGATTAACAATTTCTTGTTCTTCTTTTTCTTCTTCTTCTGAAAGAGATGTCTCTATTCCGGGAGTTGTGTCAATGTGTCGATATGTTGCAACACCTTCGGGAATAAGAGTTTCTTTAACTCCAATTGGAAACTGTCCCGTTCCAAAAATAACATCTACTAACTGCCCAAAAGCAGCTAAAACTTTCGTTTTTGTAACTTTAATAAATACTTTAGATTTTTCAGATTCTCTAAAGCTTTGTTGTTTCCCGTACAAGCCTCTAAAATTGTGATAGGCTTTTAGCCATCGTTGTTCGTCAGCTTCTCTTGCACTTTGAGATTGTTCAAAACGATCTTCAATTAACCCAACAAGTTTAGAACGCACACTATCTTCAAGGTTCATTTCTAAACCGTTTTCACCTTCTACTTTATAAAAGATGTCGTTTGCATTTGAGTATAACGAATTTTCTTCTTGCATTTAAATTACCTTTAAAGTGGCTTAGAAATAGACATACTGCCAGATAATTGGCCTCGTCCATCTTTACGTGCTTCTACTCTTAAATTAAAGCCGCTTTTTAGTTGTTTATTATAAGAAGCTCCCATACCATATGATGATTTGTTTGCACCTACAGAAGACTTATTTTTTAATTGTTTTTCTATACTAATGTTCTTGTTACGACCACCAGCAGAGTCTTTATATTGACTAGCTGATACAGCAGCACTTCCTTTTCTTAAACTTCCTGTAATACTTCCTGCTTTAAATCCTTGATCACCTGATGCTTGAGCTACTAAAGAACCCACATTTCCAAATTGTTTTTGAGCTACTAGACCACCGTTATTATATTTTAATTTCTTTTTTCCGTACATATTAATATCCAAAAGTTGTGTCTAAAGGTCTAAAGTGTTGTTCTCGCTGAAACTGTCGCATCTGCTGTAAAGTATCGTTTATACGAGGTCTAGACATGATCAAGTATCTTAAAGCATCATATGCGTGATCTGGAGCATGTGTATTAACATCTTCAGGATTTGTTTTATCCAGAGGAATACTTTGTAGTTCGCGTATCAGGTTCGGGCAAGTATTAAATATTTGAATGCGTGGCCTACCGCTTGGCTGCAACTTCAAGTATTCATGGATCTGTATTTTGCCCTGTATTCGGTTCTTATCTGCTCTTCTTAACTTATGTCCTGCTCGTTGAAGAGTTTCTCCGACTGTTGGGCCTGTTGTTCCGGTGCGACTCCAGCAAGCTGTGTCTAAAACTCCCGCAACACTTGTAGGATCTTCTAGTTCCATGTTCATTAGCATATCAGCTAACTCTGTACCTAAAAGACCTTTTCTATATAGTTCTCTATATATAATTAAAGTTCCATCACTAGGATCAACTGTACCCCATACACATGCACTTTCTGAAGCATATCCATAGTCAATTCCTTTTGCACGTTCCCAATGTAACGGAATCTCAAAAGGAGTTATTACATGATCCCTTGGATTAAACTCTGTGAATGCTGCACCTTCAGCAACATCCCAATTCCCTTCTAACAGTTGTTGACGCTGTGTAGGCGGCAAAGCCTGAAGCATCTTTTCATATCTACCATCTGTTGCTAGAAAAGGATTGTCTTGTAATCGTGCTGGTATAAACTTTCTGGTTAATCCATCATTACCTAAAAAAGAACTGTTGGGTGGAGCGACATCAATATAACGCTTTTTAACCCATGTTGCTCCAGCACCTCCGGGGTTTGCTGTGCAACGCATATATACTTCAATTTCAGGATCAGTAGTACGTAATCGTGATGCTAAGTAATTCCAAGCAAACTCTGTAGGTAGGTGTGTAATTTCATCAAAACCTATCCAACTATATGCTTGACCCTGATAGCGGTAAACATCCGCATCACGCTCAAGGAATCCAAACTCTATCTTAGCTCCGCTTGGAAACGTCCAAAGCTTTTCTACTTCTTTATACTTACATCCCGGAAAAGCTTTAGGATATAACTCTCTAGACTTGTCTATTAACTCGCGGAGTTCTGGCATAGACCGTCTAATAATCAAACCCCTGTGAGCCGCCCTGTGAGCGTATCTAAGAGGGTCTACGAGCATCGCGTAGGATTTACCGCCTCCGGCTGCTCCTCCGTACAGAACGTCTGTTTCACCTGCTGCAAGGAAGTCTTCTTGTGGCCCTTCGTTAGCCTTGAAGATAACATCATCTGTAGCTTCTTGAGCTAATGCACTAGGTAAACTGTCTAACTGTACATCTTCTACTATCTTACCTTCGATAGAAGATTCTTTGTTGTCTAATTTATTTAAAGTTTTCTTGGTGCTGCTGATAGCCTTTTTATAACTATCGACTTTATTCTGTGCTGCTTTAAGTTTCTTTTCTTTTTCTTTTACTTGTTTCTTTGCAGCCATTTTAGCTTTAGTTTGGGAATGATATGTATATCCTCTTCCCTTAGATCCTTTAGCTCTTCCTGACTTTTTGCGCGGAGTCCCATCAACCTTTAGTATAAACTCTCCAGTATCGTCCTTTGCATAATTGTCGGGATTAACTTCCCAATCTTTCATTGTCTTTTATCTGCTATCTTTTTTAAACCCATGTGAGAGATTGCTCTTCCTGTTTTATGTTCTAAAAACAATGACGCTTCTCGTAGGCTTAAAGTTCTTTGCTTGATCATATCAATCATCTTATCAAGCTCTTCTAATTGTTCGGGTACTTCTGTCAACAGCTTTGGGTTGTTTTCGTTTAACTTATAACCAAAAGGAATTGTGCTACTAGACCTCCTCATAGTCACCCTCCAACACTGTTTCTTGTTTTGCGGGTAATACAAAAATACCACCTGCCGTGTTTACCGTTACATCTAAACGGTCGGTCTTCCCTAAACCTACACGATCTAATATGGTTTGTGCTGCTTGTATACGCATATTGGCCTGTGGAATTGGCTCTGCACTATCCATAATGTCTACGAGCTTCATCGCTGCTTTTGGTGCAGACTGGGCTAAGATATTTGTAGCTAGATCCAAGATCTCCGTCTTTAATGATTTAACAACCGATGGATAACTACTATCTGCATAGCCAGCTAATTCTGCTGCTTTGCGCGGATCACCTCCTACTTCAACTAAGTGGTTGAGAAAAGCTTCCTGCTTGGTTGTTAATTCTTTAGTCTGACTCATATCTAATCTAGTTTATCTATTATATATATATAGTATATACCTAAAAAGCATTACTGTCAAGTAGTTTATACCTTTTATGATATATTATACGTCATATATACACTTATATATCATTAATGGTATATGTAAGTGGAGGCTCATGCAGCGAATACATACGAAATAGCTTGACAGAATTCAATATTACTCCTATAATAGATATTAAGCCCACCGGGGTTATATAGTCATTTCAGACACAACCATCTTCCTCCCCCTTTTTATGTACATATAAGTGTTCTTTGTGTACATTTATCTGCACCATGTTTACCCTTTAAAGTCTTTAAAGCTGCCGCGCTAACTGGTTGACACTCTAAAGTCTGCCAAAATGTATATGATTGTGTATATATAGGGGGGTGGGGGTATGGCCACCTGCCCGCCCCTTAAAGTCTTTAAAAGACTTCCAGAGAATCCATAGATTCTATCGCCCACGCTATAAAGTCTTTAAAAGACTTGAGAGATCTCCATAGATTTATAATCTAGTTTCCAAACTGTAGAGACTTTAGAGACTTTTAAAATTCTTTAGAATTTCTATAGAGACTTCCAAGGATTTCAACGACTTACAAGGATTTATAATCTAAGGATTATACTTCTAAAGAGATTGCTAGATTTCTTAGCTAACAACCCTCCGAAGGAGGAATTGGCGATTTCCACCAAGTAGCTTAAAAGTCTTTTAAAGACTTCAGATGCACCCAGACTCACACGACAGCTTTGCTGTTGCCTCAAACTTTTAGTACATTAGTATACTATATATACTAATGTACTAATAAAGCTTCTATATTAAATAACTTAAAAAGAAGTCATTTATGACTTTTTAAGTTATTTAATATAGAAGCTAAAGTCGAAAACTGCTGACCGATTGAGTCAGTCCAAAAATTATAAATTTTTCTCAAGGTGATTATTATGAACAACATTAACTTCGTTAATATCGACAACAACAAAATTGCTAGTGCTAAACAAGTCTATGGCGTAGCTTGCCACTTTGCTAATATCCATGCCAAGAATCCTTCGGAGCGATACGGTTTGACCAAAGTGTTCAACGCCGTTCTGAATAAATTCTATGGCGATCAGGACTCTCACATGACTCATGGTGATGTGACAGATTTCAGAGAGCATCAGGTTGTTCCAAAGGAAATTTTGAAGCTGATTAAAAAGCCGAAGGCTGCTAAGAAAGTTAAAGCTAAACCAGTAGCTAAAGCTAAACAGCAGACAGTTCAGCAAGCTGAAGAGGCTTTAGATTCTAACAAGCCAAAGGCTGTCAAGAAAGCTACTCCGGTGAATAGCGTAGCTAAAAAGATGGACAATAGAATTACTGCACTTGAGACTAAAGTCTCTGATATTGATTCTAAACTGGATGCAATGCTTGAAATCTTACAAGCGGCTAAATAATCTATCGGCCAAGGATGGCGTTTAATTTCTATTAATAATATAATTTATAGGTGAAGCTATGAAAATTGTAATCATTACTCAACTCTATGAAAACTATGCCGCCCACGATTGGGATGGTCAGGGTGACTGCCCACAAAGCTGGAAGTCTAAGTTTGGTTCTACTTACGTTATATCAGATGTTGATGTAACTATGGGTCAGGATAAAGCTTTCTGGGATCTTATTGATGATAAGATTGTAATGAGAGATGATTACTTTGAAGAATATATTATTGATGCTGATCTGGTTGATGATGCTGATTTTAATATAAGAGATTATTGTGAGCATTGGGAACAAGTAATAGAATTAAAACCAGAAGTGTTTTTAGCGGAGGTTTAGTATGGATAAAATTAAGTTAAAATCTGGTGATGAGTTTGATGTATTATCAAAACACCGCAAGCTACATAACTTTAAAAAAGGTGTAGTTAAAAGAGTTAAGCGTGGTTACAACAAACGCTTTCGTAAAGAATCTAAAAAGGAATGCAACGATGAGTAATTTAACTAGGTTTTTCGTAGAAATGTTTTTGTTCTGTAGTGTTATAGCTACAGTGTGGTTTGGTTTAGTTGTATATAAAGCAATAGCTGAAGGAGTATTATAATGTTTATATCTAAAAACGGTTGGATTTTGGTACATCAGGATAGTGGTGAACGCACTGTTAAAAGTGAAATGGTAAAGTCTTTTAGAGATGAATCTTATATTCTAGAAGGTGGCAACCCACCACATAAACCTTCTAGCCAAGGTAAAGTGTGGGTATCTTTATTAGGTAATAAAAACTTTAATAGAGAATTATACCCGTCTGTATTTGGTTTGAAGTGGGTTGAATCTGATTAATAAGTAAATTTATAAAGCCTATTACGTTAGTAGTAGGCTTCAATAAATTAACTGATTTCCCCTAGCAGTCCTTTTCCCCTCTTCGGAGGGGTTTTTTTTAAGCATAGACTTTTGGCTCATATGGAGGACTTTATAGTTTATTAGGTAGATAAAAAACTGAGGAATAAAGTTATGATTGATTTTAATACAGTATTAATAATTATATTAAGTGGATTTGTTATCGCTTATATTGTTGATAAAAACGCAGAGGAATAAAGTTATGATTAAAGTAGAGACTATGTTGAGTATATTGAATACTCATTTCCCACAGTTAGATGCTGTAGATTCTGTAGAATTTGATAGTGACTATGAAGAAAATAATGGTATGTGGTTTAAGAATTCTGAGTGTGGTTTGGCTCCAGATGGTTTGCCGCTTTGGGATTATTATATGACATTTGGTGTCCACAAAGATACTGATGGTGTCCATCCAGTTTTATATAATATGCTCCACGAATTTGGATTCTATTCCGAACCCTATGATGCCGGAACTCTTATGGCAGGTAGATTATAAAGTTTATCACCCCTCTTAGCCCTCTTCGGAGGGCATTTTTTTTTGGAGAGATATTATGCAGAAGCTTACTGAAGTAAAAGATATAGATAATTTTGAAGAGTTATACAAGTGGATTTGTAGTCAGAAGCTTGAAAGCAAAGATAGAATAATCCTATATGAGATGGTAGATATAGTGTGTGAATTAAATTTTAAGCACTTAAAAAAGAAGGGATTGTTGTTATAAAGTTTATATGTGTATGTGTATTTCACAAGGTTACTATCGCAGGGAAATGTGTTGACAGCAAAACGGGGGTTCTGTAGCTTGGAAAACGTCAAAACAAAACGAGGTGATTTATGTACAAAGTTCATGCAGTTAATTGTCAGCAGTATGCACAAAGATCAGTAAACAATATGGCAGATGTCATACTCATGGTAGTTCTTAGCATCCAGCAAAACTGGTTGGGTGTTGGAGATCAGCTTGCTGATGTAAGAAAAAATAAAGCAGACAGTAAATTTTTGTGGGGTAACAAAGGCAAAACCTATAGATACTTACAGACTCACAAGCATAAAATGTATAGTCAGGTAATGGCTGTTATAAATTCTAAGAAAAACGACACTGAAAAGGCTCAGTCTTTAATGAAAATATTTCTTAGAGTTGATGGTTTAGGAGTGCCAAAGGCAGGATTCGCTTGTCAATTGACAGCGGGGTTGGTTGGTTGCATGGATGTTCACAATATTAAAATGTATAATTTAGATCTTAAAGCGTTTTCGTTATCTCAAAACCCTAAGACTATCAAGGGCTTAGAAGCAAATGCTAAAAAGATTCTAGCTTATATAGAGTTGTGCCATGAATATGGTACTGAAAATTTATGGGATAGTTGGTGTAGTTTCTTAGCTACAAAGTCACCTAAGTGGCAAGATGGTAATCATGTTAGTGAAGTTCATTATACATATTTAACAGGTGAATATAGTAATGTCGAAATGTAAATGCGGTAAACGAGCAGATGTAAAAAATAAGGATCAATATCTATGTGCAGATTGTTGGGTTAGATATGTGTTTCCATTCTTTAAAAATGAAATGAGGATTAAAAAATGAAAAGTTTAATTGAAGCAGTAGAAGCGTGGATTGATACTAGAATTATGAACAAGACAGAAATTGCTTTTGTAAAATGTAGAATAAGAATAGATGATTTAGAATATTTACAAGAAGCACACGCTAAAAGGATTTCAAGTTTAGAGGGCGAGCTTTTAGAGTTAAAATTAAAAGCTAAAGAAGTATCGTCTGACGATGCTGTGCTTGTAACAGAAGATGAAAGATTAGATGCTATAGAAAGCAGACTAGATGATTTAGATTTTGGTATAGAAGATGCTAATACGCTGGCAGAAAATGCTTATTCTGAGTGTAATGATCTTGAATATAGAGTAGACGAGTTGGAGCAATTACATAAAGATGAAATAGATCCTGAAGATATAGAGCGAACTGTACTTAGGGCTGTACAAGATGATATAAGTGAACACGTTATCAGTGCAGTAAGATCTGAACTAGATGCTGTAGATTTCAGAGTAACTATTGAGCGTTGATATAATTTACAGCACATAGGGCGTAATAGTTCTATGTGCTGTCTAACTGGAGAATAGCTATGTGGGCAATTGATTGGAGTGAGATGGGCTGTACTCAGTATGCTGCAACTTTAGAAGATGCACATTTAATTGGTCAGCAGTTTGGAGAGTTTTATATTATAACTTATTTAGGAGAACCCGATGCCGTCAAAGATGAAGACAAAAAAAATTAAATTTGTAGGTACTCATCCTAAACTACAAACAGGAATGTACTATACAGTCTTTGAGTATGCTGAAGCTACAGGTTTAGACTATAAAAGACTACACAATAAGATGTATAGGTATCCTGAGATGACAGATGATTTGCTTAAACCTTATGTCAAACCGCCACCGATTCCTAGATTAGAAACTAAAGAAGAAGTTATGATGGGTGAGTGGCTTAGACAACCCATAGTTCTAAAGGAGAATAATTCTAATGGCTGATAAACTTGTAATGCAAATAGATGTTACCTCTGAAATAAAAACTTATAAGGTTTTAATGTCAGAAGTTTGTGGATACTACATAGATGTTCCGGCAAGTAGTCCAGAAGAAGCTTTAAAGTTTGCTAAAGTAGGAAAGTTTTATGAAACCTATGGTAAAAAAATAGTAGATAGAGAACCCGTAGAGGTGGTAGAAGATGAAGCTAATGAAACGTGAACCTAGTCCTAACCGTTGCTCTGGCCTTTGGTATGTCATCCGTCAAAACGATGGCTATAAATTAGAGGCTCACTATTGGAAAGAAAACGCCCTTGATTCGGCTGAATATTTAACAAATGCTGAGACGGATAATACTTACTATGTTGAGAAAAGGGAGAGGCTAGATGAGTAAATATGCTATTGAAAATGCCACAATGCAGAAGGTTTTAGATAGAGGTTATGAGCCTGTCAGAGTCTGGCTTGGTGGTTGGTATGGGGGTTGGAGAGTTAAGACAGGATATAAATGGCAATATATTTATGTCATATCGACAGGCTCCTTAAAGAAATTTAAAGCTAAAGAAAGAAAAAAGGTGAAGCCACTATGACTATTAGATCAGATAAACATAGAAGAATTTTAAACTGTAGTATGTGTTTAAGGGATTATGAAGACCACAAGTATAGCGAACAGTTATGTAAAAGATGTTTTAAAGATTCAATTAACTTTAAAGATTTAGAGGATACTTGTGTATATCCTACTGAAGATAACTTAAAAAGTGCATAAACCCTTTAAGGTATTTTAAAGGTATTTTTAATACTGTCAAGTGATGTTTTATTATTGACAGCAGTTGTTTAATTTTATATAATTTAATCTCAATAATTGGAGAATCCAAATGAATAATATTACACCGATGTTTACAAACAACACAGCCCTCAACTCTATTAGAGATGGTGGTTACGGCCAAGCAGGTTTTGATATAGCTACTGCACCCTTAGTTTATTCTGCTGATGAAGACGGCACAGAGTTCCCTAGTTCTAAGTCTGTAATTTATCGGACAGATACAGGAGAAGAACTTGGGGTGCATGGTCATGGCTATAAAGCTGTACCACCGAAGCACATGATAGATGTAACCCGTCATATCTTAGAGCGATCAGGTCTACAGTTAAATAATATGCAGGAGATAATCCGAACATCACACAATGGATCAAGAACTTTTGTTCAGTATAGACTTCCAGAGCATACTTATCGAACACCAGATGGTGATACAGCATCGTTAAGTTTATTATCTATATCGTCTTTTGATGGTACTTGGCCGTTTATGATTAGTGCCGCAGCTATACAACAAGCTTGTACAAATCTACAAGTCTTTGTTGGGGGTGAGGTTGCAGTATATAAAGCTAAACACACTCGCTCTTTGAACATTGAGCATGGTGGTAGAGCAATCACTAAATCTTTAGAAGTCTTTGAAAAAGAGAGAGAGTTGTGGGCAGAGTGGTCTAACAAACAAGTCACAGATCAGCAAGCGTTTATATTCTTTTGTAAGTCTCTTAAAGCTAATAAAGCATTAGAGTTGATAGCCGATGGTGGAACACCGGAAACAGCGTTGCAAGACATGCCCCGCAGGAATAAAAGTTTAGAGTTTATCTGGGCAAAATATGTAGGAGTATACAAACACAGATTAGGTAGTAATTTCTGGGCTGTATATAATGCTATGACAGACTGGTCAACTCATGCAGAAACCTCAAGGGAATCTTCTATGCACAACATAGCAGCTATTCAAAATCAAAGACAGCAGACAGTTCGATCTGCATTTACTAACCAACGTATACAACTGGCGGCTTAATATGTTTTCAATTAATGTAAGAGGATATAGCGTATCATTAGAACTAAGAAACGGTGTGGGCTTAGACCTAGAGTTTTGTGACGCAAGACCAATCTGGGTACACAACACCTTAACAGATGAAGGAGAGTATATGACCTTTGAAGGAGTTATAATCTTACTCCCCCTGTTAATCTTCAGTGTAGGCAAACCTTATCAGGAAGAAAGTTAATGGCATCAGGACAGACACATGGCGGTAAAGGATCTACCGCCAGACCAGTAGACAAGGATAAATTTAATTCAAACTTTGATAAAATCTTTAATAAAGAATTTAAAAAGTTAGTAAATGAACAGGAGAAAAGGAGTGAAAAAGAAACTAAAAAGAATGTTTAATCTTAAAAGAACAGGTTTAAGATTACCCAAGATAGCTAGAGCCACGTTAGTTTTAGGCACACTAGTTATAATGTATTACACATTTACTGTACTAACAGGAGTAACTGTATGAGTATGTTTGAAGAATCCCTATCAGGATATCCTAGTACAGAATCAATGGCAACGGCCAAAGCAGCTATGGCAGTAACAACGCAAGAAACTAAACTATCAGATGCTTGTAAACATTACAATGTAAAAGAGAAAGATGTGATACAATTTATAGTGGAACAAACAGAATACAACACGATAATAGATATGGAAAGATTAAATAATATATCTACACCTCCTACATTACCAGTACCTAATTGCAAAGATGTCGTTAAAGTTTCTGTGAAAGGTGGACAAATATGGAGTAAGGAAAAATGAGCGAAGAAAATAGAGGTATTGAATTATCAATTCAGAATATTGTTTCTTGGCATTTAGCTAGAAATCTTATTCATGGGTCTGATGATAAGCAGCAAGTGTTAAAACTTATTCAAGAAGTAGGCGAACTTTCTGACAGCGTTTGCAAAAAGACCACACCCATTGATGACATTGGAGACATCATTGTGGTGCTGGTAAACATTGCTGTCCGACACAACTTGTCTTTAAAGGAATGTATAGATCACGCCTATCAAGATATTAAAGATAGGCGCGGTAAGATGTTGGACGGTATTTTTATTAAGGAAGAAGCCGTTGAAGTTGACGGAAATAAATAGCTTGACAGCAGTTTTTAAGCATGATACAGTACGAATTCACTCACCTAACCAAAGGTAACATAGCATGGCTATACTACAAGGCGAAGCTTATTGGGCTTCAGTAACAACACCAAACACAGCCTATGATGCTGTATACACAGTAAATCTAGTGGTTGACGAAGCAACAGCAGAAGACTTTCAATCACGGGGGTTCACTGTAAAACAAATGGATGAAGGACAGGCACTGGTTATTAAGCGTAAAGTTAATGGCCCGAACGGAATGGTACGCCCTGCCCCACGTTTAGTAGATAAGTTTAAGAATCCACTAGATGCTAGAGTAGGTAATGGTTCTAATGTGCGTGTTCAGTACAAGGAGTGGGAGTCGGAATGGAAAGGGAAAGTCTTTAAGGGGCTAGATTTCCAAGCAATGCAGGTAGTTGACTTAGTAGAAGTTGGTTCACCTGACGGATCAGAGTTCGATGCGTTTGACTCAAACATGGAAGACGAGTTGTAAGATGTCTGATTCTATCATAACAGTAGATGATTGCTCTTATGATACAGAGAAGTTCACTGCCGAAGGTAAAGCTCTTGTTAGGGCTTTACTGGAGGCAGATTTAAAACTTCAAGAAGCAACAAATACTGTATCTATTATGCAAGCAGCTACAGTAACATTAATAAATAATCTTAAAACCCATCTAACGGAAGAGGCTATAGTAGTAAGGAGTGCTACATCTAATGAGGAATAACAATGCCTTTTGTAAAATTTCATCAACCCTGTTTCGAGTGCGGAAGTTCTGATGCCGCTTCAATAAATGACGATGGTTCAGCTTGGTGTTTTAGCTGTACTAAATATTTTAAAAACTATAGTACACAGGAAGTACAACAACCAGATACAATAACGGAATTTGATACGTATCAGAGAAATAAAAAGATGTCTGACAACAACCCTTCTGCTCAGTTCAATGAGTTGATTGATCGCAAGATCAGTTTAGCAACAGCTAAAAAATACGGTGTAAAATCTACACTATCCAATAACTCTATCACTACCCATCATTATCCCTACTACCACAAGAACGAGTATGTAGGATCTAAAATCCGCAAGCCCAATAAAGACTTTGTTTGGACAGGTAATGCTAAAGAAAGCGGCCTGTTTGGTGAACAGCTATTCAAGGCGGGTGGTAAATTTATTACCTTGGTTGAAGGCGAGTGTGATGCTATGGCAGCATATGAACTTATGGGCAGCAAGTGGCCTGTAGTTTCTGTAAAGAATGGTGCAGGTGGTGGAGTAAAAGATGTTAAAAATAATCTAGAGTTTTTAGAATCTTTTGATTCTGTTGTTGTTTGTTTTGACAACGACTCTGCTGGTCAAGAAGCTTCAAGAAAAATAGCGAAGCTACTGACCCCCGGCAAAGCCAAGTTAATGACCCTCCCTACGGACTTCAAAGATCCCAATGATATGTTGCGGCAAGGCAGACATTCTACTTTTGTTAGCTGCTTCTGGGATGCTAAAGTTTACACACCCTCTGGCGTGTTGAATCTATCAGAGCAGCTTGAGGCTTATCAAGAACTAAGGGCTAATAAAATAACCGCTATCCCTTACCCTTGGTTCGGCCTCAACAGAAAGCTAGAAGGACTAAGAGCAGGAGAACTTCTGACGCTCACTGGAGGTACAGGTCTTGGTAAGTCTAGTGTTACCAGAGAGCTAGAACACTGGCTAATACAAAACACTAAAGATAATGTAGGGGTTCTAGCTTTAGAAGAGAACTGGGCTAGAACTGCTGAAGGAATAATGTCTATTGAGGCTAATGCAAAGCTACACTTGGAAAGCGTAAAGAATAGATACACCCCTTCAGAACTAGACGCTTGCTTTGAGAAAGTCTTTATGGGTGAGAACACAGGAAGGGTTTGGATACACGCTCACCACGGTGTTAATAATCTTGATGATATATTCAGCAAGCTTAGATATATGATTATTGGATTAGACTGCAAGTGGATAGTTGTTGATCACCTGCATATGTTAGTTCTCTCTACACTGGAGAATGACGAACGTAAAGCTATTGATAGTATTATGCACAGACTCAGAACACTGGTCGAAGAGACAGGCTGTGGCATGATTCTAGTGTCTCACTTGCGGAGAATAGATGGCAATAGAGGCCATGAGAATGGTATTGAGACAGGGCTATCGCACCTTAGAGGCTCTCAGAGCATTGCACAGTTGTCTGATTGTGTCATAGCTTTGGAACGAAATCAGCAGAGCGATGATGAGATTGAAGCATCTACTACTAGAGTCAGGGTATTGAAGTCTCGATACACTGGAGATGTTGGTATAGCTACTCACCTCTTATATGAGAATGAGACAGGAAGACTCAAAGAAATTTTAGATTATAGCGATGACGAGTTTACTGGAGAAGAGCTATGAGTAATTTAGTTTTTGATATAGAAGCTGATGGACTAAACCCCACTAAAATATTTTGTATTGTAGCTCTGGATGTAGACACTAATGATGTGTTTACATTTGACAACACTCAGCTACAAGAAGGATATGATATGTTAATGTCTGCAACAAAGTTAATAGGACATAACATAATAGGCTATGACATTCCTGTGGTAGAGAGAATTGCAGGTATAGACCTATCTAAATGTAAGGTTGTTGATACCTTAGTTCTCTCCCGCTTGTTTAAACCTACAAGAGAAGGAGGCCACGGTCTTGAGAGTTGGGGCTATCGTTTAGGATTTAACAAAGGAACATATGGCGAACAGGAAGATGCTTGGGACTCCTATCGCCCTGAGATGTTAGATTACTGTCGCAGAGATGTCGAGTTGAACTATAAAGTATATCAAGCCTTGAAGTTAGAAAGCAGAGGCTTCACCCCTACATCCGTTAAGATTGAACACGCTACAGCCAAGATTGTAGATCAACAAAGAACTAATGGGTTTGTACTTGATCAACGTAAAGCAATGCTGCTTGTTGCAATGTTCCAAGAAAAGCTAGATCAAGTTAAACAGGAGGTTCAAGAAAGATTTAAACCTACTGTTATAACTCAGATACTAACCCCTAAGTTTACTGCTACCGGAGCATTAGCTAAAACAGCAGTTGATCAACATGGAAAAGGTGTAAGACTTAATGATAGGGAATATGAAATACTTGCTTTAGATATTGAACGCAAACCTATTGCACGAAAAACATTTATTGAGTTTAACCTTGGATCACGCAAACAGATCGGAGAGTATCTTATTCGGTTCGGATGGAAGCCCAAGAACTATACTCCTACAGGACAGCCTATTGTTGATGAAGGTACTTTAAATAAAGTTAAGCATATTCCCGAAGCTGCCCTCATTGCTAACTATCTAATGCTTCAAAAGCGTTTAGCTCAAGTGAACAGTTGGCTTAAAGAGTTGGATGAAGATACAGGAAGAGTGCATGGCTATGTTAATCCTAACGGAGCAGTGACATCTAGAATGACACATTCCCACCCGAACATGGCTCAAATCCCCAGTAGCAACTCCCCTTATGGCAAAGAGTGTAGGTCGTGTTGGATTGTGCCAAAAGGATATAAACTTGTAGGCATTGATGCGTCTGGCTTAGAACTTAGGATGCTTGCACATTATTTAAATGACGAGGCTTATACAAATGAAATACTCAATGGAGACATCCACACAGCTAACCAAAAACTTGCAGGACTTGAATCTAGAAATCAGGCAAAAACTTTTATCTATGCACTCTTGTACGGAGCAGGAGATGCAAAGCTTGGCTCAGTGGCTGGAAGAGGCAGAGCAGCAGGTAAAGAACTTAGAAAGTCTTTCTTTGATAATCTCCCATCATTTAAAAATCTTTCAGGAAAAGTACAAAGAGAAGCTAAGTCAGGCAAAATAAAAGGTCTTGATGGCCGCAAGCTTTTAGTCCGGTCTGAACACGCAGCTTTAAATACTTTATTGCAGGGAGCAGGGGCGATTGTAATGAAACAAGCGTTGATTATTCTGGATCAGAAAATAAAGAATAACGGTTGGGACGCTAAGTTTGTAGCTAACGTACATGACGAATGGCAGATTGAGTGTCACCTTTATGACGCTTTAGACGTTGGTAAGGCAGGTGTTCAAGCTATTATAGAAGCAGGGTGTATGCTTAACTTAAACTGTCCATTGGACGGAGACTATAAAGTCGGGGAGAACTGGAGTGAAACACATTAATTTAAATGCTGTTGAACAGCGCATTGCTAAACACATGGCTAAGTCTATATACGAAACATCTAGAGCAGCGGGTATTAAGAATAACCGGAAAGGCCCACAGTCTGATTTTGAAACTGACCTAGAAGGATTTGGTTCGGAGTTGGCCGCAGCAAAACTTTTAAATGTCTGGCCCGATTTAGATTTAGATGTTATCCCTGACCATGATCTTATGTTTAATGGTAAAACTATAGATGTTAAATCTACTAAGTATAAAACTGGAAGGCTGTGTGCAGGACTTCATAAAGTAAATAAGTCTTGCGATTACTATATGTTAATGGTAGGCTCTTTCCCTAGTTATACATTTGCAGGTCTTGCTTCTAAAGAAGAACTGTTAAATCAAAAAAACATTATGAATCTAGGTTGGGGCGAACTGTTTGCTTTAGATCAGTCAGCCCTTAAAACCTTAGAAGTTTTAAAGGAGTAAGGCATGAACGCAATCAATCCCAAGACAGGTAAAGAGTATTACTATAAAGATAACCCCCAAGCTGTTAAAGCTAGAGATCAAAAACGTATGTTTGTAGATAGTAAAGAAGTGAAAAAACTACATCCCTTATATAAAGCTGGTAGATATAAAGGATTTGAAGATGCAGCTTTTAAGTCTTTACCTAATTATACTGACAGCATCTCAGGTGAAATTTATATTATTACTAACCCTGCTTGGGAAGGTTGGGTTAAGGTAGGCATGGCAGTAGAAGCGTCTGATAGAGCTAAAAACTATCAGACCTCTTCCCCTTTTAGAGACTATGAACTTGCTTATGTTGTCTCTGCTCTTGATCGAAGAGCCGTTGAAACAGAAGCACACAAAAGACTTGCAGACTTATTTGAACAGCGTAATGAATGGTTTAAATGTAGCGTTGCTATTGCCACTAGAATTATAGATTCCGTTATTGGAGAACAAGATGAGTAAGCTATCAACAGTAGTGCCTGATATTTATAAGCACTTAGAAAATTTAAGTGCAGGAGAGCCTCTTCCGCTTACAGACGAAGACATAGATAAGACAGTAGAAGACATTAGAGCCGCCTTAAAGTCTTGGGCAACTCCTCGTAAACAAAATGAAGACTTCACTGTGCGTATGTCTAATGCAGGTAAGCCCCATCGTCAGTTGTGGTACGAGAAAAGAGATCCACAAGGACGCAGCGATATTGACGGGCCGACACAGATAAAGTTTCTTTATGGGCATTTGCTGGAAGAAGTTGTACTAATGTTGGTACGTATGGCTAAACACGAAGTTACCGATGAACAGAAAGAAGTGGTTGTCGAAGGTGTTGTAGGCCATATGGATTGTAAAATTAATGGAGAAGTTGTTGATGTTAAAACAGCATCACGGTTTGCATTCAATAAGTTTCGTGATGGGAGACTAGCACAGGACGATCCTTTTGGTTATCTTGGGCAGCTTTCAGGATATGAGGAAGCTGAAGGAACTTCTGAAGGCGGGTTTTTAGTTTTGAATAAAGAAAGCGGTGAGCTATGTATGTATGTTCCCGATGATTTAGATAAGCCCAACATTAAGTTTAAGATAAACCAGCTAATCCCTTCTTTAGATCTTGACACGCCCCCTGACTATTGCTACGATCCAGTAGAGGATGGCAAGAAAGGAAACATGAAACTAGCAAAAGGTTGTAGCTGGTGTAAATATAAGTATCAATGCCATGCGGATTCAAATGACGGTGAGGGCTTACGGACATTTAAATATTCTAACGGCCTTTCATATTTGACTAAGGTTGTTGTTGAACCTAAAGTAGAGGAACTACTGTGAACAGTAAAAAAGCAAAAAGCATTCGCAAACAAACAGATGTTTTATTGGTAGAGTGGCTAAGATCTTTGTTAAATGAAGAAGAAGCAAACGCTGTCACACTTGATAACTACAAAGAATTGATGCCTGATCAAACACATATCTTTGTATCTAACAATATGCGGTTGAGTGCTTATCACCCTAAGTGGATGTCTAAAAAAATCAAACAGCTTATTAAAATTTTTCCAGAACTTGAAATTAAAGATATAACTTTGGAGATGGTACAATGGAAAATGGCAAAAAGTCAGGTATAGAAATTGAAAATGCAATTATTGCTGTAGGTAGTTTCCTATACAATACTGATAACTCTATCATGGATCTAGATAAAAACTTTTTAGAAGACCTTATGGATTTAATAGAGGCAGAACTAGAAAGAAGAGAGGCACAGTTACATTGAAAAATAAAAAAGGATTTAGAAAAGCAAGAGTCAAGCGGCCTGTTGAGAAAAATGTTATGACAGGGTACGATTCTAACTGGGAGTATGAATTACATTCAGGTATCTTAGATGCTTGGAGTTTCCACTCTGATAAAATTGAGTATACTGTTCAACATAAATATGAACCAGACTTTGTTAAAGAAGTTGCGGGGAAGACAATCCTTCTAGAAGCTAAAGGACGTTTCTGGGACTATGCTGAATACAGTAAATACATTTGGATAAGCAAAGTGTTACCCGAAGATACTGAACTTGTTTTTCTTTTTGCTAACTCTTCTGCTCCAATGCCTCAAGCCAAGCGTAGAAAAGACGGTACTAAAAGAAGTCATGGAGAATGGGCAACAGCAAACGGATTTACTTGGTACAGTGAAGATACTATACCAGATGGTTGGATTAATGTTGCTAAAAGAGAAACATTCAAATGAACGAGCAGAGTCGCAAAGATGAAAGAAGGTCTAGATTTGACAGGAAGAAGAAGTTTAAGAAAGTATCTTCTGCGACAGAGCTAAAAAAAACTAAACGTAAACATAATAAGGCACATGAAAATGAGCATAGATGATGCAACACCAACAGATTGGGACAGGCTGCGCCAGCAAGCACCCGCCATTGAAAAGAAAGCCACAGGGTTAGACGCATGGATGAAAGCAGCACATGATGAAGCATCTGAGGCGTGGGAAGAGGAAGTAGAGGATGTAGTAAATAACCCTAGTCACTACAACACAGGTAACATTGAGTGTATTGAAGCCATTGAAGAGTCCATGTCCAGTGAAGCTTTCAAGGGCTATCTCAAGGGTAACTGCATTAAGTATCTATGGCGTTATGACTACAAGTACAAGAATAAGCCTGTAGAAGACTTACAGAAGGCTCAGTGGTACTTAGCTAAACTGTTGCAGGAAGTAGTGCTGACAGAGGAGACTGACTAATGGCTACAGGACAGACACACGAAGGCAAGAAGAGTATGAAGACGAAAGCGAATTATATTGCGCTCTTGCGTGATATAGAGAAGCACAAAGAGTTAATAGCCGAAGACCGTGATCTTCGATGTTTAGGCACAATTAAAGACAAGGTTTTTACACGAGAGCTTATCGAGGACTGTGGCTGGAATTTACCGGCGCATGTTCATGGGAATGAAAATTGGTTTCGGATTAGCAGTAATTTAACGGCGGGCACATTTGGTGGCGACACTAAAAGATCAATAACCTGGGAGGATGAGGCGAAAGACCCTAACAATGAATTTCTTTTGTGCGTCAGCTTCTCCACGGGGCCGTATTTCTTTGGCGAGGACTATGACGTTAAATTTTTTAAAGCTTTCTTTCAAGAGCTTGAAACATACGGGCCGAGCTTTAAAGACAGTCGTAATAAAAGTTTGTATTTCACAAAAGAAAAAGCAGGCTTGTTTTTGCAGAACTATGACGAAATAGTAAAAAAGCACCGTGAACTATATAGAAGCACGGCCAATGAGCGTAAAGCTAAAAATCTACGAGAAGAACTACAAAAGCTTGAGGATAATAACAGAAACAGTGGAGTATCGAGATGAAAGTTAAAATGTATCCGATTATCGAAAGGTTAACTGAGGAAGGTGTAGATATGAAAGAAATAAAAATTAAAGTGCCTGATGTGGCGCATATTGTAATTTCAGGCCCAACCCAATGCGGAAAATCAATTGTGATGGACACAATCGAGAAGGCGTTAAAAGCTAAGTTTGGCGCAAATGTAGTCAGTGAAGACATGCGTATCG